GCCAATATGGGCAAGAAACCCCGCAAGGCAGCTGGCGGCAGTGCAATGCCTCCTGTGGACCGATACATCAATCGGGACCAGAAAAAGGCCAACGATTACCGCGACGGCGTAAAGCACGTCGGTGGAATGAAGCGGGGCGGTAAAGCCTACTGCGGCGGTGGCCGTACCCACAAGTATAAGGGTGGCGCAGAAGACGAAATTGGTTCAATGATTGAATCAATGCCTGCTAATTACGATACTGAAGGTTTGAACCAGAAGATGCGGGACATTGAAATGGACCGTAGTCTTCGTAACAAAGACGGCAACATCCCAACCCCGCCACCCCGTCCGTCCAAACTTCGTAAAGATGAAGACATTTCATCGCCTTACAAAAAAGGCGGTCGCGTACATCGGGAAGATGGCGGCCCAACACCAGACAAGGCGAACCAGATNTTGCAGGGCGTTGCACCCAGTCAGATGCATAAAAAAGGCGGTCGGGTCCACAAAGAAGTCGGTGGATCGAATTACAAGATTGATGCAGGCGTACCATCTAGCCGCATGAACTTTGCTTCATCCCGCAGCCCTGCATGGCAAGTTGCTAAAAAGGGCGGTAAGATTGAACATGCCCATGAAGATGAAGCCGCAGATAAGGCTTTGATCCGTAAAATGGTAAAGCCAGAAGCCAGAACTGGGCACAAAAAAGGCGGTTCTGTATTTTCTGGGCCTAGCTATCCCGGCAAAGTACCCGGCGCTGTAGGCGGTCGCACTGCCCGCAAGCATGGCGGAAAAACTGGCAAGATGGCTGTTCATGTTAATATCAACACCAAGCCCGATGGAATGATGCCCCCTATGGGTGGCGGTATGATGCCGCCCCCTCCGCCCCCTCCGGCTGGTTTAAGCGGTGGTCGTCCTCCGATGATGCCCCCTATGGGTGCAGGTGGCCCTCCGATGGGCGGTATGCCGATTGGTGGTGCTCCGCCCATGCCTACGGGTGCGCCTCCGATGCCTGCTGGCGCACCGATGCCCGGCGGCCCACGGCCCGGTGGAATGATGCCTATACCCCGCAAGGATGGTGGTCGTCTAACCAAAAAAGCCCGTTCTTACATGGACATGGAAGCAGGGGCTGGTTCAGGCGAAGGCCGCTTGCAGAAGACGGATATTGCAGGCCGTCGATAAGTTTGCATGTTAGTTACCTGTGCCAACATGCAATGGTCGGAAGTCATCCCCCACTAGACTTCCGACCACCTAATATAAATAAGGATATATGGATATGTTAAGTTACAATGCCGCATTACTATTAGAAATGAAGAAGCAAATTTACCAAGAAATTGAAGTCCTTAAGGACAATTTAATTCATGCCCACCACATGGATGGGTTTGATTATTCTGGCTACAAGCACCAAGTAGGCAGGATTGAAGGGCTGCGTCGGGCAATAGAACTGCTGGACGAAGCAGAATCGGTGCTTAATGGCNATCAATAAGGGGGTTATTATGCCATTTATGGTTATGGAACATGCAGTCGATCCAAAGGAAGCCATCTATAAGAACGTTGGTGAATTTTTGGAAAATATTGAAGTTTTTAACAATCAGATACTTGTCGCAACGTATGTCCGCCCCGAAAAAACCAAGGGCGGTATTTATATCACGGAAAAAAATAGGGGCGAAGATCAATGGCAATCCAAGATTGGTTTGGTTGTCAAAATGGGCCCTACGGCTTTCAATGATACGTCAGGTGAATGGTTTAAAGACGTCAATATTAAAATAGACGACTGGGTTATTCTTCGCCCATCGGACGGTTGGAACATTACAATCAATAATGCCCCATTCCGTATGATTGAAGATATTCACATCAAAGGACGGGTCAATAACCCTGACTTTGTTTGGTAATAGGGGAAAATAATGGTTAGAAAAGCAAAACCTGCTGAAAATACTGAAGAAATTCAGCCAGAAATAAACTTAATTGCCGAAAACGATGCTCCTGTCGTTGAAGTTGTCGTCGACGAATCAAAGGCGGTAGGGGCTGAAGAAGGCATTGATGTCCTTCGGGATCGTTTGCAAAAGGCCAAAGAACACTTGGCGGCTGAAAAACAAGCCCGAATGGAAGCCGAAAAACTGGCAAATCAGGCGACTGTCGAAGTAAAGGAAAACCAAGTTCACTTGGTATCCAATGCTATCGACATTTTGAACCGGGAACGGGACAATATCAAGCATAACATCAAGGAATATCTGGCAGCCGGTNACTATGATCGGGTTGTTGATCTTCAGGAAATGCTTGCTGTCAACAATAGTAAGTTGATGGAACTGCAAAACGGCTTGCAGGACATGAAGAACCAGCCTGCGCCGCAACAGCCCAAGGCACCTGAACCAGATGACATTGTTGAAAACTTGATTCGTCAGGTTTCGCCCCGTTCGGCCCGATGGTTGGATCGAAATAGGGACAATTTGAATTCGGTCAAAGCACTTCGGATCATGGAACGGGCGCATGGTGACGCTTTGGACAATGAAATTGAACCGGATTCAGACGAATACTTTAAATTCATTGAAAAACGGCTTGGAATTGGCAAAACTCCGCCAAAACAGCAGGTTCGATATGAATATGAAGACGATGATGAACCGATTATGTCAGCGGCTTCGGAGGCAACATCCCGTCGTTCAGCCCCGCCTGCTGCCCCTGTTTCCCGTTCACAGCAAATGGGACAAAATAGCCGGACAGTTACGTTAACTGCCGATCAAGCTGAAGCCGCCCGTATTTCTGGACTGACAAACCAGCAATATTGGGACTTACTACAACGGGAAAAGTCCCGTGCAACTAGCCATTAAGGATATAGACAATGGAAAATACACCAAAACCACGGGGTCGCCCCGGACGTAAGCCGTCACAACTGAAGCAGGCAAAGCCGTTACCTGAAACACCTGTTGTTATTGGTACAGAAATGGCAAATGTCGCAGAACCTGCGCCTATTCCGCCAACTGTAAGTCAATCCATGGACCGACCTTCTATGCGCCCGCCATTACGGGAAGATTCCCGTGCAGCAGCGGCTAGAAGGGCAGATGAAATCTTGCAACGCCTTGGTAGTACGTTTGAAACCAGCCAAGACGAATTTGCTGCACCGCCCGCCCCAGAAGGCTGGGTCTATCAGTACAAGCAAAAGTCAGTCCTTGGACAAGAAAACCCGGGCCGTTATGCCCGTATGCTTGATATGGGTTGGGAACACGTCCCCGCAGACCGCCATCCCGAACTTATGCCCGGTCAAAAGGATGCTGCCATTGTTGAACGCAAAGGTATGTATCTTATGCAACGTCCTGCAACCATTGAAAAAATGGCACAGCAACGGGATCAAAAGGTGGCACGGGATCAGATGCGCCAGAAAAGCCAGCAGCTTTCCGAAGCCCCTGTTGGCCACTTCGAACGCAATCATCCTGCGGTTCGCCCACGGGTCAGTAGCGACTTTTCTTCTATTGCTGTTCCCGGTGACAAGTAATTTAAAGGGGGGTGTAAATACCCCCCTTTACAACAATGTTTTTTCAGTATATTTTGATTTTTAGCAATCTAAGGATTACTTCCCCCCGGTGCGGGAAGTTCGCTTATTCCCGGTTCTAAATGCCCCCGGCGTGGCATGATGGCCATTCTCCTGTAAAAAGGATGATCCGTCATGGCAAACACACAAGCCTATTTCGGTTTCCGTCAATATCAGGGCACAGGTTCCGCTCCGACTTATGAACAAGTCGCTGCACTCGTCAACTATAATGCCAATGCGATTTACAACGGTGATCCCGTAACTTGGCAATCTGACGGCACCATTGCCCGTTCTGCCTCTACTGGTGCTACTCCTGCTGCTCTTGGCATCGCAGGCGTTTTTGTTGGCTGCCAGTATCTCTCCGTATCTCAGAAGCGTACCGTTTGGTCAAACTATTGGCCCGGTTCTGACGTTGCCTCCGGCAACTATGTCACCGCTTATGTCATCAACGATCCTAACGCTAAGTTCGTAGCACAATCAGATGGTACTGGCATTGCTTTGTCTGATGTCAATTCCACCATCGGCTTTGCTATCGGTTCTGGCAACACAGCTAACGGTTTGTCTGGTGCATACCTTGACACGACTACGCTGAACACCGCCAGCTACCTCCAGAACAACCCGTTCAAGATTGTTGGCATCATCAACGACCCACCCGGTAGCCAAGGCACACTGTCCAATGGACAGGCGTATGATTGGGCGATTGTATCGTTCAACAACGTTGTGACCCGCAACTTCCAAGGCGTATAAGGAGTAAGGACCAATGGCTGTTAATCTTAGTGCCATCAAAGACCTTCTGCTCCCCGGCCTCCGTGGGGTTGAAGGCAAGTATGAGATGATCCCATCTCAGTACGACAAAATTTTCACCAAGCATGAAAGCCGCATGGCTCTGGAACGCACTGCTGAAATGCGTTACCTTGGCCTTGCCCAGCTTAAAACTGAAGGCGGTCAGACTGCTTTCGACAACAATGCTGGCGAACGTTATGTCTACAATCAGGAACACACCGAAATCGCCCTTGGGTATGCAATTACCCGTAAGGCGATTGACGACAACCTGTATAAAACCCAGTTTGCTCCGTCTAACCTTGGTCTGATCGAATCTTTCCAGCAGACCAAAGAAATTTACGGTTCCAACATCCTTAACACTGCAACGACTTACAACGCTTCGGTTGGCGGCGATGGTGTAGCACTTTGCTCCGCTTCGCATCCTATCGACGGTGGCACGGTTTCTAACATCGCCGGTACGCCAGTTGACCTTAACGAAGCCACCTTGTTGAATGCGATGATTGCCATCCGCACCAACTTCAAGGATCAGGCTGGCCTGAAGGTCTTCGCCCGTGGCCGTAAGTTGGTTATTGCACCGCAAAATGAACCAGTTGCAATTCGTCTTACCAAGACTGAACTGCGTCCCGGTACAGCAGATAATGATGTCAACGCCATCGGTTTCACCGCAGGCGGCCTCCCAGAAGGTTACATCGTCAACGACTTCTTGACCTCTGCTTATCCTTGGTTCCTGCTTACAAACATTGACGGTCTCTCCTACATGGAGCGTGTCAAATTTGAAACAGATATGCAAGTCGACTTTGTGACCGATAACTTGTTGGTTAANGGCTATGAGCGTTACAGCTTCGGCTACTATAACTGGCGTTCCATCTGGGGCAGCTTCCCAACATCGTAAGGAGTTGACCCATGGCTACAGTTATCAACGACACACAACCGGGTTTTTACCCTAACCCAAATGGTAGCCCGGTTTTCCCGGCTACCACTTTCACTGGCCCGATCCTGTCTGGTAACGTTATCAGCAGTGATGGTACTGGCACATTGGCTGGTCTTGGCAACACATACGGTACGCAAAATACCGGTTATGTTGTCACGGCACAGACTGAAGTTGTCACACAGGCTAGTGGTGGCGTTTCCATCACTATCCCTGCCCAAAGCCAAATTTTGTCCATCACCATGATGGTCACAACGGTTTGGTCTGGGGCTGCAACGACCTTTAGCGTAGGCGCAACGGCAGGGACTACTGCTGCCACGGCGTTTTCGGCTACTGGTATTGCTGGTGGTACGCTTGGTAGGGTTTCTATTTCTCCGACTACGGCTGCCCAAATTGCAAACTGGGACAATGTTAGTAATTCTACCTTCCAAACAGGTGGGCCAACTGACGTTCAGTTTCTGATTACTTCCGCTAACACTGGCACTGGTGTAGGGACTTTTACAGTCACTTACATTCAGGGCAT